CATTTCTTCGGGTCTTCTGCCTGCATTTGTGGGTCAGACTGCTGTCGGTAACAACGCTCAACTGGTGCTCAACGCCGGTTCGACGACTACAGGCAACTCGAAGATTGCTATCTTCCTGAACAACGTCACTACTTCGCTTCCAATGCGTGTTGTTGACACCGTTCCGGACACCGCTAACGCGTCTGGTAACTTCGTTGAATTTATTGTTAAGTTCAACTTCGGCTACCACTCGTATGACAATGCCACAGGCGTATAAGGGGGCTAAATAATGGCTATTTCACGCGCACAACTACTTAAAGAACTGCTCCCCGGCTTGAACGCCCTGTTTGGTCTGGAGTACGCACGTTACGGCGAAGAGCACAAGGAAATCTACGAAACTGAGACTTCCGAGCGTTCCTTCGAAGAAGAAACAAAACTGTCGGGTTTCTCGGCTGCTCCAGTCAAGAACGAAGGCTCTGCGATTGCTTATGACAATGCGCAGGAAGCTTGGACTGCTCGATACAACCACGAAACCATCGCTCTGGGTTTCTCGCTGACCGAAGAGGCCATCGAAGACAACCTGTATGACAGCCTCTCGGCTCGTTATACCAAGGCGCTGGCCCGTGGTATGGCATACACCAAGCAAGTCAAGGCGGCTAACGTCCTGAACAACGGCTTCACTGGCGGTCAATTCGCTGGCGGTGACGGTGTTGCTCTGTTTTCGACAGCACACCCGCTGGTCTCTGGCGGCGTCAACAGCAACACGCCAAGTACCCAAGCTGACCTGAACGAAACTTCGTTGGAAAACTCTGTGATTCAAATCGCTGCGTGGACTGACGAACGTGACCTGCTGATCGCAGCCCGTCCAAAGAAGCTGATCGTTCCTCCTGCGCTTCAGTTCGTTGCAACTCGTCTGTTGGAAACCGAACTCCGTGTCGGCACCGCTGATAACGACATCAACGCTTTGAAGAATAATGGTTCGATCCCAGAAGGTTATACGATCAACCACTTCCTGACCGACCCGAACGCATGGTTCCTGACCACTGACGTTCCAAACGGCATGAAGCACTTTGTTCGTAGCCCGCTGGCTAACTCGATGGACGGTGACTTTGACACCGGCAACGTCCGTTACAAGGCTCGTGAGCGTTATTCCTTCGGCTTCTCAGACCCACTGGGTATGTTTGGTTCGCAAGGCGCGTAAGGAAAAAGGGGGCTTTACGGCCCCCTTTTTTTAGTATATAAAGTACAGAATTTCCGGGAATATCCGGCGCTTACGAACAGGCTCCCGGCCTGACGACATGCAGATCGTTCGCGCTTAACTCGCATGTGAGGACAACTCAAATGGCACGTACTACTTTTTCTGGCCCAGTTCGGGCGGGTTATCAGGGCGGCAACGCAGGTTCCCAACAGCCGCTTACTCCCACTACTGTTAATGCTGGTGAGGTTATTGAAGTTAACCAAGGCACCGGCGCTTATGGTTTTTATTCCCGTGTTGAACCAACCGTTGGTTTTGGTTCGAGCACTTATCAGACTCCCGGCGAGGCTTACGGGATGTTTGGCCGCACCCAAACCGGCGCTCCGTTTGCAACAGTCCCTTCTACCAACTTTAACCACATGGCTGGTGTCGTTGGTAATTTTGCGGTAATTGGCAACTACGCTAACAACGGCTTGATGGCGGGTGTGATGGGTATTATCAACACCAACACTTTGTCTGGCGATGCTGCTGTGATGGCTTTCATGGCAGGTGATGCTGGAGTTACGACTTGCCGTTCAGCCTTCGGTGTTGCTATGGCTCAAACCACAGGCGGCTCCGGTTTTGAATACGGTATTGACCTGAAGATGCAAGACCCCGTTCTTGATGGTGGTGGCCCTTCTGGCGTCATTCCTTACACCAAAGCCAACATCCGTATGGAAGATGATGTTGTGGTTATGGTTGCTACGGGTGCTCCTGTTGATGGTACAACGGGTGATAACTTTGCCGGTCCCGGCTCGATGTACATTGACAGCACCGGCGCAAACCTTTACATCCAGACGGGGGCGATCACCAGCCCGGTTTGGAAGTTAGTCACTCGCGCTGCCTGATGTTGGCTCATAAAGACCCAGAGGTTCAAGCCATGCTTGGGCTTCTGGAAAGCCAAAGAGATCACGCCATGGGAATCGCAGCGGCTATGGCAAAAGAAAATGCGGAGTTAAAAGCCCGCATTGCCAAATTAGAAAAACCGGAGAGCCAAGATGGCTATGCAATATGACGTTAAATCAAAACACGCCTCTGTAAGCGGTCTGATGGTTGCTGGGCGCACTCGACTAAAGGGTGCGGTTATGTTTCCGTTTACTGGCGTTACTAACTATGCTGCGTTTGTTGATGACGTAAGTATTGCTGGTACGTACGCAAGAGTTGGTACTGAAGCCACAATAACTGCGGCAAACCACGGCCTTGCTGTGGGGGACTGGGTTTATCTTGATTGGGACTTAACTGATAACCCTTACCAAGTAGTAACTGCTCCAACGCCTAATACGTTTACCGTTACGGTGGCAACAGGAACCTCTACTGGAAGTGTAACTGTTTGGAACGATGTACTGCTTCAAGCGGACGCAAGCGCGCCAACCCCCTACAACATCATTGTCCCCGGCGAGGGTATTTTGGCCTACAACGGTATCAGAATATTTCTCCCTGCTAACTTCCACGCAACGGTGTTCTATGGCTAAGAAAACCCCATCCCTTGCTGTTGGTCGTGGCGAAAAGCTTCCGGTCAAGCAGGGGGCGGGTTTGACTGCCAAGGGCCGTGCAAAGTACAACAAGGCAACCGGGTCGAACTTAAAGGCTCCACAGCCAGAGGGTGGCCCACGTAAAAAGTCGTTCTGTGCGCGTATGTCTGGTATGCCCGGTCCAATGAAGGATGAAAAAGGCAGGCCCACACGCAAAGCAGCGTCATTGAAAAGATGGAAGTGTTGAACATGGCGACTCCTGAAATTGAAACAGCGCGTGAGCTTGCAACACACGCCAGCGACATCAAACACCTGCAAGATGACATGGACGCCATGCGTGAAGACGTTGCGGCCATCCGCAAGTCATTAGAAGAAATCAGCAAGAAGCTGGCCTCCGCCGAGGGTGGTTGGAAGATACTTATTGGAGTGGGCAGTTTTGCTGGCGGTATCGTTGGCACAGTCCTTGGGTTTTTTGGTAGTAAAGCAGGCTGATGTACTTAACCAGCAACATTCCGTACTTTAAATGCTGGGTGCGTAAAGAGTTTACAAACGCCCATCAGAAGTATCAGGGTGAGTACATACACGGATTAGCGGTTGCAGTGACTACTATTCCAGATAGAAGTCTGAGTTTTCAGATTATTTTTACTGGGCTTGAGGCTGAAGAGGGTGAGAATGTGCATGGTGGGGCAATGTGGGCAAGAATGCCACTTGCCGCATTGGTAGGAGACATACCGCTAGGAACATGGCCGGAGCGTATGCTTAATCATTTGTCGCAGCCTTGGGATTGTAACTCGTACAACCACTCTATTATTAGTTTAGAGCGGGCAAAGCCCTCCCCGTGGCTGTGTAAGATTAACAATGAGTTCTTTACTGGCAGATATTTGTTTACGGTAGACTACGCAGAAAGCGATGTGTCTGAAGACCCGTCACAGCATAAACAGAGTCATGTATTGATTTTGACAGATGCAGGTAAATGGACTGGAAACGTTGTAGCTTTACCCAACAACAGAGTTCGAGTAACAAGTCCGGCTTACTGGGTGACCGGGCAGGGAGCGCCTGATTTTAGGCCCAACCAATGGATTCATTGTGCAGAGCAAGATGACTCGTACATGGATGCGGAGCAGACGTTTAATAATCTTTATCAGGAGCAAGAGAAATGATGAAATCTAAAATGATGGCTGGCGGCGGCATGATGAAATCTAAAATGATGGCCGGTGGCGGTAAAAAAATGGCTATGGGCGGATACGCTGACGGCGGCATGCCTATGGTTGAAAAGGACGGTAAGAAAGTCCCAGCATTTGCAGCAGACGGCAAAGGCAAGATGGCTAAAGGTGGAATGATGAAATCTAAAATGATGGCTGGCGGCGGCGCGACAGCAATGGGCAAAGTTAAGACTGCTGCCCCAAGCCGTGATGGCGTTGCTGTTAAAGGCAAGACCAAAGGCACGATGGTCAAGATGGCTGGCTCGACCGGTATGAAAAAGGGCGGCATGACCAAGATGAAGTCCGGCGGTCGTACCTGCTAATGATGGCCTCGCGTGGTATGGGTGCAATTAAACCTTCCAAGATGCCCAAAGCGAAAAAGAAAGCGCGGCGGGATGACACCGACTTCACGCAGTACAAAGAAGGTGGGAAGGTTAATGCTGCCGGTAACTACACTAAGCCGGAGCTTCGCAAGAAGATCGTAAGCCAAGTGAAGTCCGCAGCAACCCATGGCACCGGTGCAGGTCAGTGGTCAGCCCGTAAAGCGCAGTTGGTGGCGAAGAAATATAAAGCAGCAGGTGGAGGCTATCGTGACTAAAGAAAATAAAGAGAAGGCCCCTAAAACCATGACGGATGCCGCCAAAAGGGTTGGTAGAGATACCGTACGTGGTATGGGCCTTGACCCCGATGTGGATTACGGCGCTGTTGCAAAAAAGAAAATGTCTGATTTTGGTATTGAATCAGGCGTTGCGTTGCGTGACCTTGGTCGAACGCACCAAGAAGCCTACGGCGGCAAACCCACACCATACGAAGGTGAGCGCGGTGCACAAAAGTTACGTGAAGCCCGCGACGAAATGCAACGCGAGACTCGCGGCATGAAAAAAGGCGGCAAGGTTAAGTCAGCGTCAGCCCGTGCTGACGGCATTGCAATTCGTGGGAAAACGAGAGCATAAATGAAAGCCCCGCAACAGTCGCTGAAAAACTGGGGTGACCAGAAATGGCGAACCAAAAGCGGAAAGCCGTCGTCAAAGACCGGGGAGCGTTACCTCCCGGAAAAGGCAATCAAGGCACTAAGCCCAGCCGAGTATGCCGCCACGACGAAGGCAAAGCGGGCAGGGAAGAAAGCAGGAAAGCAGTTCGTAGCACAGCCTAAAGGCATCGCGAAGAAAACAGCGGGGTTTAGATAATGGCCGTAACCACAAGCACAACCAGCTTTAACCCAACCCTCAACGACATATTCGAAGAGGCGTTTGAGCGTTGCGGCAAAGAGTTGCGTACTGGCTATGACTTCCGTACAGCGCGGCGTAGCCTCAACCTGCTGCTTTCTGAGTGGGCGAACCGTGGCATCAACCTGTGGACCATTGAGCAGGGCCAGATTCCGTTAGTGCAAGGGCAGTATATTTATGACCTGCCAAACGACACGGTTGACCTGCTGGAGCATGTGATTCGCACTAACCCCGATCAGATTGGTAATCAGACGGATATAAACATCAGTCGGATCAGCGTCTCAACTTATTCGACGATCCCCAACAAGATAACTCAAGGGCGTCCGATTCAGGTGTGGGTTAACCGCCGCTCAGGACAGACAACCGACGTACCCGGTGCGACTTCAGCTAACCCGCAGATTAATTTGTGGCCGTCGCCAGATCAAGGTACTGCACTGAGCCCGTTTTACTTTTTTGTCTACTGGCGTATGAGGCGCATAGTGGATGCCGGTACGGGCGCGAACGTTGAAGAGATTCCGTTCCGCTTTCAGAATGCACTGATCGCTGGTTTGGCTTCCAAGTTGGCGCTGAAGCTTCCTGAAGTTTCTCTCGACCGTATGAGTATTTTGAAGGCGGAATATGTTGAGGCTTGGGAAATGGCCTCGCAAGAAGACCGGGAGAAGGCTCCGGATCGGTTTGTGCCGCGCACGACGTTCTATCGGTGATGTATGCCGAGTAAGTACGCTAGTGGAAAACACTCAATTGCGGAATGCGACCGCTGTGGGTTTCGCTACAAGTTGAAGGAGTTGCGCAAGCTAACGATCAAGACTAAGCAGGTCTCGATTAAAGTTTGTCAAACCTGTTGGGAGCCGGATCAACCGCAGTTATCATTGGGGCTATACCCGGTAAATGACCCACAAGCTGTACGGGAACCACGGCCAGATGTAAGCTACAGGCAGGCTGGATATACTGGGCTGCAACTGACGGATAATACGGACTTTGGTGATCCTTCGGGTGGTAGTCGGGTGTTCCAGTGGGGTTGGGCTCCTGTTGGTGGGGCAAGCGGAAACGATGCGGGGTTAACGCCCAACTTCCTGACATCGGCGGGCGTAGTGGGCACTGTGACGATTACTTAGGAGTAGATATGAAACACTCAGATATGAAGCAAGACAAACCACTTATGGAAAAGGTCGCCAAGAAAGCGGTCAAAGGCCATGAGTCCCGTATGCACAAGATGGCTAAGGGCGGTAAAACCAACCTTCAGATGAAACAACTTGGCCGTGGTTTGGCTAAAGTAGCAAATCAGAAATCGTCTAGCAGAGGCCGATAATGGCTAAATACTCACACAAGCAGGGTGGCAAAGAGGTAGGCCAAGCTGCTGTTTATGCGGAGCCACATACTATGGACGGCAAAAAACTTAAAGCAATGCCTTCGCAGGGCGAGTCCGGTGCCAAGTGCATGACTGAGATGAACATCTCGGTTGGCGGCATCAGCAAGGGTAACTACAAGGAAACCAAGACCTCGGGTATTAAAATCCGTGGTACGGGTGCGGCAACTAAGGGTGTAATGGCTCGTGGCCCGATGGGTTAATCATGACGTACAACGAACTGTTTATTGCTGTTAAGAACTACCTGCAAAACGATTTTCCAACGAATACTTGGACGGACGTTGCAGGTACAGGCGTCACCACGTCTGACGGCACTAACCAGATCAACTTTTTTATTGTGCAAGCGGAAGAGCGCATATACAACACGGTTCAGATTCCGCCACTGCGTAGGAACGTCACAGGCGTAACAACCGCTGGCAACAAATACTTGTCCTGCCCCTCCGACTTCATGTCGGTTTTTTCTATGGCGGTCACTGATGGCGGTTACGACTACCTACTAAACAAGGACGTGAACTATATTCGTGCGGCGTACCCCAACCCGGCAGACACAGGCAGGCCAGAGTACTACGCATTGTTTGGCCCAACGGTGGTGTCGAACACTATCACGGACGAGTTGAGCTTTATTCTCGGCCCCACACCAGACGCGGTCTACAACTTCGAGCTTCACTACTACGCCTACCCAGAATCAATTACGGTAGCTGCTGACGGACGCACGTGGCTTGGTGACAACTACTCACCGGTTCTGCTCTATGGCACGATGGTTGAGGCGTACATATTCCTGAAAGGTGAAGTTGACATGATGGGGGCTTACGACAAGAAGTATCAGGAAGCCTTGGGTCAACTGAATCGTCTGGGCACAGGTCTTGAGCGTGGCGATGCGTACCGCGATGGTCAGGCAAAGATTAAGGTTAACCCATGATCCAACAGGGACTAACAAACAGCTTCAAACAGGAGATGCTCCAAGCGGGGCAGAACTTGGTAACCGACACGTTGCGCATGGCCTTGTATACGGCTTTCTCGGATATTGGTCCATTGACCACTGTGTACACAACGACGAACGAAGTGGTGGGTACAGGCTACACAGCGGGCGGTGAACTTGTTACAGGCGCGACAATTTCAACGGATATACAGACCGGGGCCGTTTACGTGGACTTTGCTGATGTGTCATGGCCCGGCGCAAGTTTTACGGCACGTGGAGCTTTGATTTACAACGTGACCCGCAGTAATAAGTCAGTCGCAGTACTGGACTTTGGTTCAGATAAAACGTTTAGCAGTACCAGCAAC